TGATGGCCAGGCTAGTAGCACCAGGATTGCCCATGCCTATGAGCCAGGTACCCCGTGTATTGGCCGTTGATCCTGTGGTAGACGCATAGAAATTCCAGAGCCGACGTCCATTGATCGATAATTCCAAGGCATTGGGCGTGCCTGTATATTCTTCGTCGGTGCCGGCCTTGCCGGTGTTGTTGGTTAAAATCAGCACTGAACTACCATTGCCAGCCAGTGTTTTCAACATGGTGCTGGAACTGGGAATAAATTTGGCGTTGAATGGACTCCAGCCCAACACATCGCCGGTGACTGGCGAACCAATAAAGCCTGACGATCCAACATCGATGCGCAGAGCATTGGTAGCCCCTCCGGCCAGCTGTGTGTAAATCTCAGTGAAATTAGAATTGATCTTGGCACCGCCTGCGTACAGACTGTCGCCGTCGTTGTTGTTGGGTGTACCAAGATTAATTAATTGTAATGACATGGGTGTGTCCTATTTAATAAGTGCTTTCGTCGGTGGTGCCAATAAAGTCAAAGTCATCGGATGGCAACGCGTCCACAGGGTCTGTGGTTTCGGTATATTTAGCCAATTGTTGCTCCAGGTTGGGATCATTGAAGATGTTGGCCACGGCGCTGCGAATTATGGTCTGACGCTCTATGGGTCCGTAGTAGTAGAGCTTCAAAGTAAAAGTATAGGTCCAGAGTATTACCCGACGATTCTGTATTTCTCCTTCGAAGTCGTCTTGAAAACTTACACTGTTTAAAATGATGGGCAGATCATGTTTGATGTTTAACTCAGGTATGTAGTTTACTGTGACATTGAAATCAGGATTGAACGCAGGCGCAATCTGTTCAAAAATCTGCAGCCCATCGTCTTGATTTTTAGCATAGGCATAGAGATTCACAGTCAGGTTATAGGGCGTGGGTCCGTAGACTCGCTTGGCCTGAGTTTGACTTACTGTGGCACTGGTGGGATTCATGTTGTTGATTTTACGAGCGCCATCGTATTCAAAGGCTATGACTTCAAAGCTGAGTCTGGGCAGCTGCACCTGTTGACGTGCAATGTCGGCATCGGGCAACTGTGCTATGCGAGTCAGCATTTTGTTCTTGGGTGCATAGGCCAAGGGTACACGCAGACTCTGCACCACGTTGCCGCTGGCATCTCGGCGTCGTATCTGCAGATTGTTGAACATTACGCCAAAGGCTATGATGGCTTTGCGTGTTATGCTGTGATAGAATACTTTGTTTTCAAACATTATCGTGTGGCCACTTCACCAAAGGGGTTGATGGTTGAGAAGTCCAGTATGTCCAGAGCTTCGGCATTGAAGTCCAGATTGTCGCTGAGTGCATCCTGGCCTTTGACGGTATAACCTTCGAACAACAGTTGACCAGCATCAGCATCCAGCCAGGCCGGTGTATCCAACAGCAGACGATCTCCAGTTTCTAACACCAATCCATAGAGATCGGTGTCCTGGCTCAGCTGATCTTCTATGCTGTCGACTTCGGCTATGCCGGTATCGAAACGCTCTGAGCTGTACTGATAGAGTTCACAGTAGAGTTTGTAGACATAGAGCTTGCCCAGCTGGTAAAATGGGTCCTTGGTTTCTACCTTTTTAATTTCAAAATAACTGCGGGTCAAGGGCAGATAAATTAAATCACCTTCGGCTGGACGATTAGGCAGGGGTATCAGACTGCCGCGGCCCTTGCCAACAACATCGTCCCAGCGACCGCGCACCAGCACAAAGGTAGCGGTTTCACGCAGCTCGATGCCAAATTTACTCATGAGCTCGCCTTCGCCGCCGAAACCGTCGACATTCTCCAGATACATTTCCAGGGGCAAGGCATTGTCAAACTTGCTCAGAGCATCATCGGCAAAGAAGGTATCTTCGTTGACTTCGGTGCGGGGTAGATAGTAGACATCAAAACCATAGATCTTGATGCTTTCTGTGATTAAATTTTCTATGAGGCGTTGTTCGCTGGTACGGCCTCCAGGCACACCACTCTGAAAATAGAAGTTGGTGGCCATGTATTATCCCATCATGAAGTTTGGGGGCTCGACATAGCTGCTCTGCATTTCTACTTCCAAGGTCTGAATTTCAGCCATGGCTTCGTCATAGATCTTCTGACCGTTCAAGGTCACACCGCCGGGCATCTGTATGCCTTCGAACTTTTTAAGGTTGGCGCCCCATTGACGTTTGATCAGCGCTGTGGCATAGCGTTTTAAGAAACGATCATTGTAGACGTCGGTATAGGTATTGGGGTCTAGTATCTTGTAGGCTTCCACAATGATGTACTCACCTTCGGTGATGTCCGTGGTCCAGCCCATGTCAATGTAGAGTCGATTCATGTGACGCTGGAAACGGAAACTCTTGCTACCCACCAGCAGCTGATCAATCAACGCTAGTTGTTGTTTGACCTGCTCATAGTAGATGATGCTGGTGTTCAGTAAATCAAACATATCGTTGAGACGCAGCTGATAGCGTATGTCCCACATGTAGGCCTGGCCAGTGTTGATGGCACTGAAGGGCAGGATGCGCACTACGCCTATGATGCTATCGTCTAGATCAATGTAGGCATTGGTCTGATTGCTGCTGGTAACCAGATGTTTCAGGTATACCCGCTCCACGGCATCATAGTGGTAATCCTGATAGAACTGAAATGCTTCGTCGATGCGATCCGAAACTTGATCGTCATCGACGTTGATTTCCACCACAGGATGACCGAGCTCGCGCAAGCAATAGTCAATAAGTCCTTGTCTGCTAGATACTGCCATGTCTGCTCCTTAGGCCTGTGCTTCGGTCCAGCTTAGACGCATGTTGGTGACAACAGCTGGACCAGCGTTGGCATTTCGCAACACAATGGTCAGCATGTCTGGTCCATTGGGAAATCCCGGTGTCTTGGGGCTGCCATCGCCACTGACGATGCTGGCACCCAGATCGCGAACGTTGCTAATGTCATAAGTGTCACCACCGGAACCAGTAACGAAACCAAAAATTTGTTCACCGCCAGTCACAGTTGTTGTGTTACCAGTATGATCAATGATCTGTGCCAGGCTGCCTGCACCAATCTGAGTAACAATGCTGGTATAACTCCAGCTAGCTGGGAACACTGGCGCAGTGCTTCCACCAAACGAACTTGGATTAAGAATACCCAGAACCTGCACCGATGTATTGCACACCAGGCCCATGCTGCGCATCTGTAGCTGCATGCGGTTAATTACTTCTTTGGTACCAAAAGCACCGGCGATACTGTTGTCCACGCTGGGTGCGAGACGTATGCTCAGTACGGCAATACTGGTGTTGGCAGCAAGGGTAGTCAAGGATGTTAGACGTGCATAGGCAAATACAATGCTGCGGTCATCGTCATAACCACCATCCATGATCACGCTGGTACCCCAGTGTTGTATGGTGGGCGCACAGTTACAGTCAATGTAGGTTATGCTGCACTGAGAACTGGTACCAAGCACACCACCATCAAATTCTGTAGGAATAAAAGTTAAATTACTGGTACTACCACCTGCAGCTCGGCGATCCAGACCTATGAGATTCCAGGTTCCAGTAATGCTGGTGTTCTGTGCCTTGCTGCCGTAGCTCATGACTTCAACATTGGCGCCCTGTTGTACTAAAATTTTACCGCTAGCGGGCCAATATTCAGCATCTTCAATCACCATGGTGGTATCGCTGCTAAGTAAGTTTTGCCCTGCGGTGGCCGTGCTGCCCGACACCAATTTAGAGTATGGTCCCAGATTGCTGACTTCATAGCGCGCCGGCAGATTACCGCTGCGCATATAGGCCTGATTGTTTACATTGTTGTTGGCTATCTTGTGTGCGTAGATAACATTGCCATTGGTCATTCGGAATCCAAAACGCACAAAACCCGCACCATACCAGGTATAGTCAATGTAGCACATCTGCATCTTGCCAATGTCTAGATTATAACCACTGGGCCCAGTGCCATCACAACGATCCAAGTTCCAGGAACTCTGTGGAATCTTGATGTCCTGCGTGACGTTGATTCTCAGACCACTGGCTGTGGCTGCACGATAGGCTGGGCTGACTTCCATGCTGGTGGCAGTATCAATGCTGACAACCTGATAACTTTGACCGCGAATTACAACGTAATCGCCAGCTGTTAATTGTTTGTGAAACTTGGTGTTGACACCAGTTATGGTGGTTGATCCGCTGGTGGCGGTTATAGTGCCCATGAGCTCTTTAATGCTGTGTCGGCGTACGGCAAACAGCGTAGCACCATCGTACTCATAGAAGAAACCATTCTGCGAATCAAACATACCAGTACGGCTTACAGCGCCTTTCCAGTTTTTTATCACCAGCTGAGCATTGGTGCCCCCGGGACTGGTGTCAGTACTGCTGCCGGCAGCATTGTAGGTTATGACACGACCTGTGGTAAAACTTGCAACATTGGTCACAGTAAATGTGCCATTGTAGATGTCGGTGGCGCCACGATTTACTTCGACGTTTTCAACCACAATGCTGACTCCCGAGGTAATGCCAGGAAGCTGCTGCGCAGTAAGAGTAACCGAAGTGCCCACCGAGGTTATGGTGTTGATGTCAAAATGTGGAGTAAATTTAGTACCGGTGCTCATGGCCAGGCCCTTGCCTGACTGATAACGGAAATAACGTCGAGTCTGACGTATGGCCGTCACACCTTCTTGTATGTTTACTGTGCTGATCAGCACGCCACCGTCGCTGGGTCGATGTATGAAGTTTCCTTCGGGACGTGGCATGACGCTCAGATTGCCCGCAGTAGGTGAGGCGGTACCTGTCTGTATGTTGGTGGTTACATATCTGAACGATGTCGCCGAGGGCACGTCATACACACTCCAGTTTCCGTTGATGGTTACAGTGGTTGCTGAGTTGACCAAAATAGGCGCGCCAGGCATGAGTCCATGTTTGCCGGTGGTGTTTACTGTGATTACGCTGCCCGTGGTTACGGCATTGTTGGAGGTAGCATTGTCTGACACCACTGATGCTACAACAAACCGCATGGGCACGCCGCTGATATCATAGTTAAATCCGGCCTGCACAATCGTGGAACTTTGATATACACTGCCGTTGATCTGACCCTTGGCAATATAGCCAAAGGTTGTGGCCGTGGAACTCACTACAGCAAACACACCCTCGGCATCGCTGTTTGTAGTGTAGCTGACATTGACCAGATCGCCAGTAACAACTCCGTGACTGCCAACGGTGGTGACCGTCATGATGGAGCGTGGCGTCTGATTGCCACCGCTGATGCCACCGGTGGTTAGGTTCAGTGTACCTGCACCGGCTTTGTAGTAAAATGCCGGCATGTTCTGCAGCAGACTCAGGCTCTCCCATTTAATGGGCTGCAGTCCATATTCAAAGTCGGTGTCAATCAGGCTTTCTGGAGCCGACACACGAATCTTGTTGGTGGGATCGTTCACAGTTTCATCGAACTGAATTTGATCCGCTGGCACATCCTCCATGATCATTATGGGATCAGATGCGCTCATGCTGCCGGTGTTGTAGTTCAATACAAACTGCGTGCCTGTGGAACTATAAGGTACGGTATAGCTGGTCAGCGTCAGATCTGGATCACTAAAATTATAGAGTACAGTGTTGCTGGTGGTGTTTACAACCAGCAGCAGATGCTCCCTGGGAATGATACGATTGGGTATCGTAACAGTCTTGGTTGTTGGATTGAATGTATAATATTCACTTACTATGCGTTTCGCCATGAATCAATCTCCTAGGACTATGCTGTTGGCTGAAAATGGGTAGCGTTTGCGCTTCTGTCTTCTTACGGATCGATTATTTATCCGTATTTCTGCAGTCTGACGATTTTCAATGCCACGATAAAATATAATTCTGCTGCCCGCAACCTTGTAGGTATAGGTGGGTTCAGCTGTATAATCAACGATCCATGGCCCCAGCGTAGTGGTTTGTGGAACAGCCGCACGATAGTTTCTTCCTCCGATGCTGACTGTGAAATCTTTATTGTCGGTGTAGTTCACACCTTCGATGATGGCTACCTGGTCATCACGAAGCGTGAATATTTGCTGCACATTGTTGAACTGATTGCTGATGTCGTCCAGTATGGTCTGTGTGGACTGCACAGTCAGCGTAGATGATTGTGTATTTACGGTGTAGATGCGTACATCCGCAACACCGTAGTTTGCATCATTGGTAGCACCAGAATTGGGTCGTAGCAGTCGAATTCTGGTGGAACTTGTTCGTGCTACTATGGGTATGTCATAGACAAAACTACGCCAGGTAAAAGCAGTTGCAGCTGCGTAGTTGGGATCATTGCCATCAACAAATCCATATCGAACTGTTTCAGCCGTTACCCAGGTATTGCCTGTGGTATTGTATTGTAGTATTAAACTTTCATCGTATGAATCCGGTGTGCCGCCGCCATTGTTGTTATCACCAGCAATGTAGTAAAAAGAAATATATTTTGCATTAGAAAAATTAAGTTGCTTGCTGGTAAGCCAAACCTGCCCCAGACCTTCAAATCTAAAATGTTCAAACTCAGTAAATCCTCCAAGTGTGCTGATTCCATTACCTGGCGATTGCACTGTAACACTGAGTGCTGAATACCATATGGCACTGCTGCTGAACCAATATTGACCAAACGCTCCAACTGAACTGGTGAGACTGGCTATGCTGGTATCAGATGTCGTGCTGTTGTAATCAAAATACGTAGTGTTTGCTGCAGGAATCCATGACGCGCCACCCCAGGTCAAAACCTGGCCTGTAGTGGGCGTTAATGAGCTTACTGCGTTGCCACGCAGTTTGGTGACGACGGGCGCACTGGTGGCGCCGCCTAGATCACCGCCGAGCTCAACCTTTAATAAATTGAGCTGGCGGAAGTTGTCATCGAGTTCACTGTTGGTAAGCGGCGAGCCCTTGTCGATTCGCAGTGTTATACTGGCCATGCGGCTGCCCCATTATGATTAGGAGATTGTAATGGTCCAGGTGATCTGCAGTGTATCGTCGTTACCCTTGTTAACAGCGTTAAAGGTTGTGCGGCAAAGCATGGTACCACCGGTGGACTGCGTATTACTGCTGTTGAAAATGCCAGCCTCGGTAATCGCAGTAGTATTGCTGGTGTTGGTGCGCTGCGGATTGTTGGTACTAAACGTAGCCACATAGGTAACAATGCCGGTGGAGTTGCTGCTGGTGGTGATTGATGCACGGCTATAAGCTGCGATATCACCGCTGACCACAACCTCGGCGGTCAGGCTGGTATCCGAAGTAGCGGCTGCTACGGTGCTGGTACCTATGCCCATGTGCGACATGCAGCTAGTCAAGGTACTGGTGTCACGCGCCGATGCTCCACCGGTGCCCAGCATGCGCACAGCAATGAAAGTTTTACCGGATTGAACAACCAGGTTGGGTATGTAGCGACTTTCTTTGATGTTACCGTCGGGGCCGAAGAGTTTGATATCAACGCTACCACGAAGTTTTTGAGTTTCTTCGTAATTGAACATTTGGTGCTCCTTATTTAAGAAAATGAACGCGATGCGCCAACATAGTCATTTTCCAGGTATTCTATGTCAACGTAGTCTGTCATGCGTAAAGATCCATTACTGACCATGGTATTTATATTTCCAAACGGGTCAAGATCACCGGAATTTTCTGTGGGCTGTTGCTGCGTACCATAGACTCTGCGAAACAGGTCCACGGCGCCGACTTCGTCGCGATCTCGACTGGTGCGGGTAACTGTGACCGACGACTGTAGATACACATCCGGCACAGACTGCACAGCGTCCTGTGTCTTGAAATCCACAGACCCAGCGACGCCCCGCGCCATAAGCAGATCTACATCCTTGATTATTTCACCTACACTGACAGAAGAACCATAGATCGGCGTTGATTCGATGCTGCCATAGGGTGCTGTAATACTGAGACTACTGAGACTAACATCGGCCACGCCATAATGATCAAAGTTACCCAGAGTTCCAGTGCTGAGAATTCTAAATCTTAAAGCTGGAACACTGATGACTATCGACGTTGAGCGCCAGATATTGGTAAGATCGGTTCCAACGGCAATGGTGGTATGAGTTACCCAGGTAGTTCCGTTGGAAGACAAATATTGTAATAGTAGATCCTCACCAGTGTCTGGACTTTCCCCACCATTGCCACCTTGACCA